TTGTTTCGCTATCATAAGTTGGGCTTGAAATAAATTCTCTTACTACTTTCATTGAAGTATACCCTGTCGCCGTTATGGTTTTGTCATCAAGTGAGTCCATAACCTCATCAGCTATTTCTGCAAGGTCAGCGGTAGATTTATCACTAAAACAGTTTACCCAGAAGGTTAGATTTTCTATAGCTTCAAAGTCTGCGAATGTTCCGATAGGTGATTCGGTCAAAAGTCCAAAAGTACAATACGGAACTGTGTCTGTTTGTTTCGCCTTCACTTGATACGTCTTAGAATCGTAAGTTTTCCATGTAACTGTATTATCAACCTTAGTAGTCCCGTTAGTAGTCGGCCAGGTAGGTTCAGTGGTGGCATGAGAAGTTCCTGCTACTGTACATAAATAAGAGTGTGAATTATAAGTTGTTTTCTTTACCACGTCTCCAACTGCATAGGCAGTATTAGCTGTCCAAGTCTCCGGCCAGAGCTTTAAAAGATTATAAAAACCAGTATTGATAGCACTAATCACTACTTACTCCATATCTACCAGTTTTATCTATACTGGAATCCCAAGTCTCGGTAGGTTGATTTATTGCTCTTGATTCTGTTCGGTCAAACATAAAAGCAAACTCATATGGGAAACCCTTGTTAAGAGTTACGGGTAAATCCCAAGTCTCATCAAAAGTTGAATCATATCTAGACACTATCAACCTCACGGCAATGAATTTCTAGGTGATGATACATTTCCGAGGGATTAACTATGCCTGTAATTTCAAAGTAATAAGTTCCCCATTTGATTCTATCTTTTGGGGAGACCGCCATATTATCACAATATATTTTATGCGTAGTTACGTTGGTGTTCTTATCCTGCATTAAACGTTCCTGAGAGGTGAGAGGTGATATTCTAGCTCTGAATGTTCCTGTGTCTGCCCACGTTTGAGTTACACCACCTTGACCATCATCTATTTCGGTGAAGGTCTGGAGAGTTAAAGTATGATTCAAAAGTCCGCTAGATATTCCCATTAAAATATTTCCTTAAAAAGACTTGACAAATACCAGAAAATAGTTTATACTATTATTGTAAGGTTAGATAAGGAGATTCAAATGAATAGATACGCATTATGTGTAAGAAAATATGAAGGTGATAAATTCCCCCCTGCTGATTTTATCTTCCAAGCTAATAACCAAGAAGAAGCCGAAACCCTAGCTATGAAGTGGGCAATGAGACGAGGGTTAAATTATAGACTAGATATTATTGTAAGACTAGCGCACACTAATGAACTTGGTATGAATATCCATAATGAGTATGTTTACTAGGGAGAAATATAATGATTCACAAAAAGCAACTAGAAATTTTAATGTCTGATAAAAGAATCAAGTTATACGATGGTATTCGTGACAGTCATGGTGTTAATCGTTTAATGACGGTTGCGGAGTTGGAGCTATTAAAACAATCATTCACTCCTATTGAATTTAAGGCATTATATCTCAATGAATATGAGGTCGAGATAGCCGATAACGCCCCCCCAAATATAAAGGCTGTTGGAGACGTCCCGTAAATAAGGGGTGACCTAAAGACTAGTGCTAGTGTCCGCCGTTCATAAAATTAATCGGTTCCTTCGGGAGTGCGGGGAAGATAACCGAGCTAGCACAAAACATTCTGCAATGCGTTGCAATATCTTTTAGGAGTAAAGAAGGTGGAGAATAAAATATCTTTTAAGATGTATCAGGCATTAATAAGAATAAAACACTTTACACCTAAAGCTACTAATGCCGAATGGATAAAATTTAATAAACATGGTAAAGCTGGTGTAGTTTTGACTTTTAAAGAAGCACCACAATATCAATGTGATGCTACTTATCAACAAGCAAAGGAAATTCTAGGCTAGAATCTCATCCGTTTATAAGGTCTAATACTCTCAAGTATAGATTCGACCATACTCTTACCAAGTGAAGTTCCTGCCATAACATAGGCGTAATCGCCTAGTCTCTCTGACTGTAACCCCTGCTTACTTCTATTCTGATAAGTAGCTACACTTAAATCTATACACGCCTGTCTTATATCCGAGGGGTATTGATAGATATAAATAGTAGCCCCGCTAGAATGAGTTGCTTGTGTAGTACCATTTACACCAGGCTCGACAGTCAAAGTTGTGGTAGCTATAGAGTAGATGTAATACTGCTCAGAGCCTATCAGGATTAACTGTCCAGCACTTAAATTGGTTACACTGGTAACATCTATCGCACTTTCACCAGCCGTCAAGTCCTCAGTTATCGTAGTATCTGCTACATAAGGCGTAGCCGAGATACCGTCTCCATATCCCCATATTCCTGCAATCTGTACTCCCTTTCTGCATCCGGTAGCGAAGCCTGCATAATCTCCATTAACACTAGTCTCTATTCTAATCTTTGGGAATGTGTTTAGGGTATCTTCTAACCCTACTCCGTAAAGGTAATAGTCAATAGGTTCAGTTGCTACTTGGTAAGTGTTCTCATAAGTACCATCACCATCTTCGTCTGTCTTTAAAGTCGTTACAGATAAGAGGTCTGGAATCCATAATACATTAGCACCATTAAAATACTTGGTTGATGTGCTGGTTACAAACGTCCTGTTAGTGTACTGGTCAATGGAGCGTGAAGCCGCCTCAACTATCTTGCGGATTGTCACATCATCCGTTGTAGCAGTTATACCAAGAACACCTTTAACGTCAGCGATAGAAGCGTAACTTCCAAACATTTATATTCTCCATATTCGCCCACAAATAGGGCATGAGCGATAGCCTTCTGAGTTTATATCAAGTTCCCAGTAATCAAATGGACACATATTATTCTCTAAATCTTCATCTTGTGGGTGAAGGATTGCCTGTTCTTTGTTGAAATCTATTATGTTCTTTAATGTCTCAAAGCTCACACTGTGCCTCTTACGTAGAAAGTCCTGTCGGCTGTTTGGTTAGCCCCTGTGTAGATTCTAAAATACCTTATACCGTCACAGTCAAAGTTAAATACATATCCACCAGTTCCAGCGGTTGTAGCTTGTAAAGCCGTAGCATTATCCGATGTTTGTCTGTAATGTAAAGCTACAGGTACGGTATCAATTTCACCGTCTCTCTGTACTAAAAGACTAACGGCAGCACTATCAATAGTAGGTACAAATACCGTAACACCAGAGCAATCATGCCCTAAGTCTACTAAGGCAGAAGTCCTATCAATGTCCTCACCTGAATACTGAGCCGTTAAATCTATATCCATTAATACAGATTGCCATGTTCTATTTGGTACTCCTGCCATAGTTAGCCTCCGTAGGTTATCATTACTTTTATATTTTAAGTGCCTAGATTATTACTGTACGTTTTAGAATGGCGGCGGGTGTCTATTCCACCTGAGTGTTGAATGGGTAAGAGATGTACTACCTACAATACACCAACTCTTTCCGCCATCGGTTTGTGCGATTATGCCGCTTCGCCTTTTCACCACCACTCCAGGAGAATGACCCGCCCTTGCTTAAGGGGCAGGCTCAACAAACTTTTCCATGAGCGTCATATGTTGGAATTCTAACTGTTCTTTCTGGTCAAGCTGTGTCAAGAACTTACCTATCTTGGCTTTTAGACCATCGGAAACAGGTATCTCCCGTTCCTGTTCAATAGGCGTTCCATCTTCTTTTTGAACTTTCCACTTGACCTGAGTTCCCTCTTGTTCAAACTGAAGGTCGGATTCCTCTTGTTCAGTAAACAAACCCTCCATGAGTTCCCTTGCCTCTTTCATGTGAGCATAGTTCCAGCCTTGAATTTGAGGCACAATGTTCCTGAGTAGAAGTCTCTCGAATACGTTAAGCAACATTTATTCATTCTCCTTTTGATTACTACGAGCTAGGTATAGCGTCGTAAAGTCCTATCCAACGTCTGCCGCTAGGGGTTAAAACAGAAATAAACTCATTCGTATTAGCAGGAGTCCCAACTGTCCCATCTTCCCAAAATCCGTCAGCAGTTGATGCTATATCAGCACCAATAATAACTAGATGACCATTACTTTCAAAGGCAGAAGAACCAGCACCTGTAGAATTACAGTACATAAAGCCAGTAGCCGTGCCAGTGCTTGCTCCCGTATCCATTGTAACCTCACTCTCAACGGGGGCATAATTACCTTGCACTGTGCCTGCTGATAATGTTATCTCACAGTTTACAGCAGAGCCTAGCCCTGTAGTATAGCCCGATGCTCCATAAACTACATTGCCTTTTAGAGCATTTGAATAACTGCCCAACGCAGCATTGACCGTTAGATTCACTCCAAATGGTCTACCAGTAGCAGCCGCAGTCGCCCAAGTTGTATCAACCGTAATCTTGCCACCACTACCGATTGAACTATGAGTCATGGTGATTTCACTGGTATTAAAGTTTAGAACAGCACCAGAAGTCAGGAAAATATCGTCTCCAGCATAAATATCCTTTGCTACACCCAAACCGCCGTCAGTATGAATAGAACCCGTTGTGGTAGAAGTGGACTCTGTAGTGTCGTCTACCGAGATTGCACCCGTATTTACGAGTATGCCGGAATTAGTTAGAGTGCCAGCCGAGTGAGTCAGCGTAAGATTACCAGCATTAAAGTTGATAACCCCGCCACTAGACATAAACAAGTCATCACCACAAGTTATATCAGCAGCCGTAGCAATACCACCAGTTACAATTAAAGCACCTGTAGTAGTTGAAGAGGTGGCTGTAGCGTTGGTGATTGTTACAGCACCGTCAGTTGAAGTGGCCATGCCCGTGAGCGCAAGCGTATGTGCGCCAGCGTCTAGCGTGAAAGTCCCAGTAGATGAGCCTTTCCAAACGAAGTTTACATCATTAGCGGTGTCACCTACCTGAACATAGTCGGCACCGAGAATGAAAACATCACCTGTAGTAGTATGCCCGTAAGCCTTCTCATAAAATATAAGCCTACCGGACTCCCAGAATGAATTGATTGCAAAAGTTCCAACACCTTGTGTAGACATTGTTGCCTCCTAAAGGTCTAGATTATTCCATTTTATTGCGTGGTCTTACATACCCACATTGACAACGTACATCTAACATTCTGCGACCGCACCATTTACAGATGTCATCATTTTTAACCATCTTGTCAGCTTGGGGTATTTGTGCTTTTTCTGAGGGGGCGGCCTCTTCAACCGCCCGCCTCGTATATTTTCTTTTCTTGTCCCGTTTTTGAATTGTCAATTTACCCTCTAGGTCAATGCGCCTGAATTGGTTTCTTTAGGATATTTAGGCCAGCAGAGAGCGATGAGAGTCCCGGTGATATCACCAGAACCAGCATCAGTGAAAGTCAGCCCAACATAAGGCTTGCTCTCAGTGGTCATATCACTGGAATCCACATCAACAATCAGGGTTAAAGTAGAGTGAGAGGTTGTGATAGCAAGCCCGGTTGACGCCAGTGTGGTAGTATCCCCCATAGTATCAGTGCCAGCCGCAGCCGTCAGACGATACCTGGCAGCGATAGCGGTTGAACTAGAGCCATCCGTAGCCGCCGACTGAGTTACCGTCATAGTGAAGTCGTCAGCCGCAACCGCCGTCATGTGATAGATGAACTCTACTTTTTCATACAGCTTCATATTGATATGAGGCTGAACAGTCGTGCTTGAAATCTGTGTTTCCGTTGCAAGCGGCACGATATGTATATCCTGTGCAACATTCATTTTACCCATTTAATTTTCCTCCAAATTTATTAGTTATGGGCGGGATTTTCACCCGCCCGATTATTTAATTTAGGTGCGTGTTCCAGAAAGTACAACGAACGGGGACTGATAGGAAGTTGAACCCTTGTACGGGGTCAGGTAG